GTACGAATAACTTCTCTGTTGATTTCAGCGAGGATCTCAGTAGAGAGGATATTAGCAAGTTCTGCTTCTGCATTAAGACCGTGGATTGCTTTCAAGTCTTGAGCAAGTTCTAAACTGTACTCTGCCTTGAGGGCTCTGGACTTAGCAGTAACGGTGATCTTCTCGATTGAGAATGCCATCTGGTTGAAGGCATCCGTGCCATCATCAAGTGCTTCAGCACTACCAGTTGCCATACCCTGACCAACGTTGTATGGTGAAGGCTCAGTAGTCGCCGTACCAACAGGGTTAAGAACAGCAGGGTTGTTACCTGACTGTGCAGTTGTACCGAAACCAACCTTAGGACTGGTCATACCACCAGTTAGGTCGAATCCTGCGTCCTGTCCAGAGAATGCAGAATCTGCTTCGTTGTAGAATGCTTCGGAACTTGTTAATCCACCAGTACCACCAGACATGGCGTTGTACTTGGATCTCATCGCAAAGATAAGTCCAGTTGGACCAGACATTGGTTGAACACCAGCAAGGTCATAAGCGACCAAGTTTGGCATTGAACGTCTAATCAATGAGATTAGAACGGGGTCGAAACCAGCTTGTGGGCCTGCTGCAGCAGCATCAGATCCAAAACCACCAGATGCACCAGCAGCGTTAGCGTGGTTTGTTGGGACGGCTTCGTTTAGTAGTGATCCACCCTGCTCAAATGCAGAGGTTTCTCTTAAAAATTTTTCTTGGTTTTCGAGCAGGACAGCAGTAACAGCTCTCTTATGGGGGTCTGAGATTTTCTCGCAACCCTCATACTCTAGAAGAGGCTTCCACTTTTCCTGCAACTGTTCTGATTGGAACATTTGCTTTTATACGTAAAGTTTAGTTTGTTTAATATTTAAATCAGTTTACTGCTTGAATGCTGAAAGTGTCTTAAGGTAAGATTCCATTGATCCAGAATAAGTTTCTGGTGCAGCGGCTTCACCTTCTGTTAGGGTTTCAGTTCTATTAGCAGTTGAAGTACCTGAAGTGAAATAAGATTCCTTCAATGTCTTCAATTTTTCACGATATTGTGTCTCACTTTCAAACTCTACACTTTCAGCAAGTGAAGCGAGCTTCTCCTTCTGGGTGGACGCTAATCCATCAGAAACAGATTCAAGGATACCATCAGCAGTTGCCTCTGCGAGACTCTTGTTGAGATTGATATTCTTTTCTATTTGCTCATTGAGCTTGGTTTCCATGTCATCTAGTTTTTCTACCATGCTTTCTAGCACATCATATTTATCGTCAGGGATTGATACATAATTTTCTTCAAAAAGACTCTTCATTCCAGAGAGGAATGATTCAGTCAATTCTGTTTTGAGTCCGTGCTCGATGGCAAGAGCATTCTCTTCCATCCACTCATCTGAGACATACTCAAGATAAGAGTCTACACGTTCTTGAAGTGCTTCTTTCTCTTCGGCAATTTCTTCAGCGATTCTTGCCTCATGCTCCTCTTCAATAGTAGCACGGATTTCAGCAACTTTTGAGTTAATAGCAGCTTCAAAGATGGTCTTTGCTTTTGCTTTGAACTCTTCAGAAAGTTCTTCGCCACCTAGAAGTGCATTGACATCATCTTCCATGTCATACTCTTCTACGTCGGTATCTTCTTTCTTCATTTTTTTCTTTTGGTTAGGAGCACCTGCGAGATCATCATCCTTCTTCATATCCATCTCTTCTTTTTCAGGAGATTCTGCATACTTCTCAGCAACAACGTCGCCTTCAGTCTCCACTTCTTCAGCTTTGACTGCGTTTTTATTAACCACGTCTTTTACCTGCTTAAGAGTGCCACCAGGAGTCTTCAGCTTAGCTGAGTCGTTAGTAGGACTATAGTTCTCAGGTGTTGGTCCACCGAGATCCTCTACATTGGTAGATAGACCTTCGCCTGGATTCTGTAACTTGCCCATTGGTTCTGCTGGTTTAGCGTTAGCATTAACAGCAGTTTTGGATTGGGTTACAGCCTCTTCCATGCTTTGTAATTTTGTGCCACGAGACATTTGTAAACTCTCCGAATTCCTGTAATTAAAACCTATATTTATTTAGAAGTTTTATATGTTTGATAAGAAATCATTAAATAACGAGAGTTTTTTCTCGTCTAATGCTTTCTGATCAACCAATGTGTTAATGGTTTTATAGGTGTTTTCTGCGAACTTCTCACGCAAAATACCTCCATCCCATACCCAATCCTTACCTTCCATAATTCCCTCAACAAAAGCATCGGGAGCAGAAGGATCAGCAACGATGTCAGCAGCAGTTGCTAACATAAAGTCGTCACCGACTACATTTACACCTTCACGAGTTGGTTTCAATGAACCAATACCACGAGAAGATACACCAAGTTTTACTCCTTCCTCAACGAGAGAAGAAGCAATCTTACCCATTGGTGTGCCAAGAATCTTAGCCTTACCAATGAAATTAGAACCACTTTCTTTAAGTGATACTATCTTATGAGAAACTCTGTCGAGATTCACCGTGGGGGTATCGGGGTGACCCAATTCTCCAAGTGCTCTTCCTGACTGAACGTGATTCTCATTGTAACGTCCAACTTCCTTACGAAGTGTTTCCATCGGATACATTCTACCATTACGGTTTTTAATGTTTCCTTGAAGGAAAACTCCTTCGATATACATAGACTTCTTGCCGTTGCGATTTTCAACGAGAAATTCTACGCTTTCAATTTCTTCTCTAATGAGTTTCATCAGGCTGCCCCTGTAGTTTGAACTTGTATAATATGAAGTCCACCTGCACCTTCATCAGTTCTTGCTGCAATTCTTGCAGAAGAATATAAGGTAGTATCATTAAATCCTTTTCCACCAGGCACATCCGTATCTTCATCAAAAGTACCCGATGAATAAGTATCTGCATCAACAGTCAGTTTTGTCTGGAAAGATCCATCAAGACCTGCACTCGTAGCAACATTGGTTACTCTTGCATGAGTAATAGTATTAAATCCTGCAACATTACAATTTTTTAAAGTCACATAGTTTCCAATACTAAAAGGAACTTGTTGACCTTCAGGACATGTCAATTGTGTAAAGTAGGTTGACCCCGAACCTACAGCAGTTGTTGAGGTTATACCTATAATTTTACAAGAGTATCTTTGCATGGAAAGAGTCTCTGATGTATTCGCAGGAATATAATAGTCTGTAGCTGCTGCACTCGGACTAGATGTGGTTTGAGAAACAACAATATGAGCACCGTATGAAGCTCTAGAAACAGATCCTATACCTGCTACAGGAGTCAATCTTACATATTGAGATTCAACCACAAAGGATGTCGTTGCTGATGATGTTGCGGTCAGTGGAATCGAAAGTCCCGTTCCAACTACTGGGTTATGTGCCATTACATTCTACTTTTGAAGTCCATATAGTGTTATTTATAATTTATTCTTCTGACTCTTCTTCAGGTTCTTCAACCTCAAGTTCAGCTTCAGTTTCATATTGTTCCTCATCATCTATTTCTGTTTCTACTTCTTGATCACCAAAAAGTGAGTTAGCAACATGAGGTCTAAAAGCATCAACTTTTTCACCTGATTTGGCATATAATAAGTCTTTAATTTTGTCAGTTACCTGAGCAGCAGACTCATCAGCACCAATCAAATCCATTAATTCATCCATTTTAAGTATTATTCAAAAAGTTAACTAGTTGTATTTATATTTCTCCACCCTTCGGTGTTGGAAGTTGGTTTATTGTATCCCTAGTGGTTGCAGTATCTACAGCACTAGATCTCAAAGGAGCATCCGCTACATCTGGTTGTGGTTCTTCTTCTGGAACTGGCATTGGTCTCATTCCACCAGTACCTTCAGGATCTAACATCATATCTGCAGGATCAGGAATAACACCATCTGCTATTTCTTGTTCTATGAGTGCATCCTGTTCCTCAATCTCTTCATCAGTTTGACGTAGAACTTTACGTCTAACCCAATCTTGAGAATAGTATTTGCCAATATAAGGTTCTGTTGCACCAAGAAGAGCTAATCTCTCATTTTGCAATTCAGTCTCTTTTAATTCTGTGAAATGATTATCATACAAGAAGTCATATTGTATATGCTCTCGCATTACCTCCCAATCTTCTGGGGTAATAATGTTTTTAAGAAGCAATTGAGTTCTTAGCATATCACTGAACATTGCTGAGAATCTCTTTCTCAAACGTCCAACAAACTTACTAAATTTTACTTCATCACGAAGTATCTCCGAAGATCTTCCAAGATTAAATCCACCATCTCCTTCTATTCTAGAGATAGGAACATTTAATGACTTGAATAGTTTCTTCTTGAAGTATTCGATGTC